CATTATATTGTGCAGGTCTTAAATCTGCAATTGTTGTTGAACAAGACATATTATTTTAATTTATTTATTTAGTAATTTTTCTAGGTTATTAATTCTTTCTGTTAAATTCGTTATAACTTCATTTTGTTCTTGAACTACTTTGACTAACATTGGAATTAATACAGTTGTTTTTACTACTTTCTTCCCATAATGTTCTCCATGACTTGTATCAGTGTCTACTGCATTAGGGAATACTTCTTCAAATTCTTGTGCAATAAATCCTAGTTGTTTTTTATCATTTCCTATGAAATTAAAGTTTCTTACTTTTAATTTTAAAATATCCTGTAGCTTAGGAGTAGTATCAACAATATTTTCTTTTAATGTAATATCTGAAATAGTTCCATAAGTTCCTGTTCTATTGTATAAACTACCATCTTGTGCTACATAAGCATTATCAGCATTACCTGCAATTAACCATAATTTACCACCTGTATAATTACCAATATAGGCATCATAATTTGTTGAAGGATATAATTTAATTCCACATACATTAGTTGAACCATTAGCTTGAACCTCCATATATGGCTCTGTACCTGTTATTTTTAAAGGTGTATTAGTAGAACCATTTACAATTAAATTGCCTGATAAAGTACCACCACTTAAAGGAAGATAAGAACTCAATGCTGATGAAGTAATATAACCACTAGGATTGGTAGAATCATATGGTGTGTATCCTAAAGCACTCGTTACATTACCACTTGTAATCCCTGTAATATATCCTGCAGGATTAGTTGCATTATAAGGTGTATAACCTAAAGCCGTTGTTACATTACCTGATGTAATGCTTGAAATATAACCATTTGGGTTTGTCGCATTGTATGGTGTATAGCCTAATGCAGTTGTAACATTGCCTGATGTAATGCTAGTAATATATGCATTGCTATCTACTGAACCATCTGCTTTTAAAAATTGACTAGATGTTCCACCACTTTTAATAAATGATGTAGCGGTTACACTACTTTCAAAAGTAGCAGCACCTGTATATGCTAAAGATAATGGTGTAGCATACGAATTATTACCACTCCTTACTTGAAAATCTAATCTACCTTTTGTATCTGAAGAATTATCAACTATTGTTGTAACAATATTAGAATAATTATTTACACCTGATACTGTTCCAAATGCTAATCTAACTTGATTCCCATTTGTATTGCTTGTAATTCTAAATGAAGCTGCTAAAGCATTATTATATGAAAAATAAGGAAGTCCACTAAATAAATAATTATCAATATATACTCCACCTTCTGCTTCTGTAATTGTACTATTCCCAATTACATTTGTATCTGTAAATACAGGTATTTTACCTGCTGTTCCTGACCCACCAATTTTGTTATTAAATGTATTCCAATTTGTGGAAGTTAAAAATCCATTTGTAGATGTATTAGCTTGACTTATACTTATAATATTTCCTGAAATACTTAAAGGTGTTGATGCGCCTGTTAATCTTAAACTATATGCAGTATCTGCATTTGTTCCCTGTGCAGCAGTTGCAAAATCCCCTGTGTTATTATTTGCTGCAGAACCAAATGTTCTATATGCCAATACATCTGTACCAATAACCAATCCTAAAGATGTTCTTGCAGTTGGTGCATTTAACCCACTTGAACTACCATCCCATTTTAATCTATCGGTATATGCAGTATCCCATTCCGTTTGTTTAGCAGTTGTTGATAAAGAATATCCTGCAGCAAAAGTAAGTGCTAATGTGCCACTTGTTGTAATAGGAGAACCTGTTACAGTTAGACCTGTTGGTACAGTCATAGCAACACTAGATACAGTACCTGATGAACCAAATAAAGCTGATATCTGATTTAATGTAATTTTTTTTAATTGACCTGTTGTTGCATCCCCTACCACCGTTAAGTCATTAACAGAAGGGGATACGTTAGTTCCTAATTCGTTTATCTTTTTACTTTGCATATTATGGTATTTGACAGGTATCGTTTAATGAAGATAATGTTAATGAAAAGTCTATTTTAACACCTGCTAAATAATCAGGGTCTGATTCCGTATAAAATGAAACAGTCATATTATCACTAGCAATCCAATTATAAATAGGGTCTCTTAATTCAGCAACCATATCCTGACCTATTAAAGTCATATCACTTAGTACCTCTGTTTCGTTTGTTTCTTCCATTAACATTCTATCCATACAATATATAGAAAAATTATATTGTATTTGTTTAGCTAGTATTTGAGCATCAGTTAAAGTAAAGAACATAGCAGGATAAGTAACTTCACCATTACTTAACCTTTCCCATACATCCCCAAAATATACGAACTTAATTTGCTCGTGATTGTTTGCGAATGTTGTTATTGTTTTTACTATTTGATTTAATGTCATTCTTTTTTGTTTTTTCTAAATAAACTTTTAGCTTATTTTGATTTTTAATATTTGCTTCTTTGCTCATATTAGCAGCCTATTTTACCTTGATATTTTTCTGATAAAGGTTTTTTATCCCAACAAGCACAATCATCTTCTAAATAAAGTGATGTTGTGTAACCTTCTAAATCAGGAACTATTGTGTCTATTCCACTAGTAAAGTTTAAATATTCAGGGAACATTGTGTTGTTCTGTCTTAAATATTTAATCAATCTTTGCTTGTAAAATTCTGCTCTAGTCCTGTATCTATTTGCCACATCAATCATATCCTGCATTGATGGGTTTTCTTGATTGTCCCCACCTTTGCGAAGCAATCCTTTGTTATAAAACTGATATGATAACCCCATTGGCAATTCACTCATTACATAATAAATAAGGCAATCAGTAACATAGTTATCTAATAAACCTTGTTCATCCATATTTAAGGTGCAGTTATTAACTCCATCCTGTAATCTGTTATATAATGTACTACCCAATGCAGGTAAAATATACATATCCTGTGCAGTCTTGATTTCAGGCAATACTAATTTTTCATCCACATTTGCGTGTAGACCTGTTCTATCTTTAATACTCTGTACCGATATGAATAATGTATTTAATGACATCTTATTATTTTTTATTTATATTATATCCATTTGGGTATCTTCTGCCTAGTAAACCTAAACTTATTTTCTTTTTAGTTTCTTCAGATTGTTTTCTTCCTTTATTTACTTTAGCATAAATGTTCCCAATATTCCTTTTTATCAATTCTTCTCTGTTATTATCTGAAAACTTTCTACCTAATGTTCCTTCACCACCTTCTGTCATATTACATAAAATACCTGTTTTTAAATCCCTTCTACCATATAAAGAAATAAATTCTTTTTCTTTTTTACAAGCATCATCCCAACTTAATCCATCTAAAATTATTTCAACTTCATAATCAGTTTTTGAAACTATGTTATTCCACATATCATTTCTACTTCTTTTAGACCTAGACCTTCTATAATCATTATTACCAATGCCGATATAAAATGGTTCATTTTTATCTAACCTAATATGTCTATAAACGTATGCCATAATTATTTTTTTCTTGTAACAATATTAGTGCGCCACTCGTGTCTACAAGATTCGCTATGCTCACCGCTAGGCATTGTCCACCAACCACCTGCTCTATCCCAAACAGAGTATCCTAATCTTGCTGAAATTTGTTCTATGTCGCTTCTACTATATAGCTTTTTTGCTCTTATTAATTCTTTACAAAATGGTCTGCTATTTGATAAATCAGAATCATTAAATCCTGATTTCCAATCATAGGAATAACGCACTAAAATTTCAGTAGTCTGTGGTTTTACATTACCAACTGTCTTGCTTAATGGTTGCACCAACTCCCTAGAAATAATGATGTTGCTATTTATTCCTTTACCTATTTTTTCTTCGCTAACCTTTAATATCTTTCTATCTTCTAGGTCTTTTAAAATAGTATTAATTGTATCTACACTTTCATCTAAAACCTCTGCTAATACTTCAGGTGTAATATCCTTTTGCTTTGCAATTTGGTCTAAGATATCAGATTCTAATTGGTTCACATCTGCAAACATATGGAAGTCTGATTCTTCGCTAAAACGCTTTTTTGATTTCCATACATTGTATGCATCTTGACTTTCTCCAAACTCGTAAAATACGCTAAAGTCTTGCGCTGCAAATTCAGCATCTAATTCTGCACCTAACCATAGATTCACTTCTTCATCACTTAAAGCATATCCTGTTTTAAGCATTGCAGTAGCTTGTTCTCTGTTGATTTTCCCTTTAGAAAATTCACGAATAATGCGCTGCATATTCTGCCATTCACGACCTTTTAAACCTTTGATATGTTCATTAACTGACAATTCCTGTACAGGTGCAGCAGCATCAGCAACAGGTGCGTATTTAGTCATATCAATACCAATCTTTTCTAGTATCCATTCTTTAGGTGCATTAGCTGCTATTGTAGCTTCACTAAATTCAATACCTATTGGTTCTGTAGGGATAATTTTAATTTCACTTGTTACCCCTTTTAATTTAGCTAACATATTAAAGATACTTTCTAAATGCATTTGTTTAGCATTCACATAAGTGTTCTTAAATATTTCATAGCCATCACGCATTTCTGTTCTAGTGCCTAACTTACCTGCTTCAGCAATACCCATAATTGAAGGGGTAGTTACCTGATGCCCACTAAAAATATTAGTCTGAATCAATTCATCTATCTTACCAAAGTCTTCTTTTGTTAAATCACTTGTACCTAAATCATCAATAACAGGCTTTCTAGATATGTCATTAACAAAGGCAATCATATACTTTTTGCCATCTGCACCGCTATAGGTTTTTCTAATTCTATTGTCTACATTGCGTTTTTCTTCATCATTAGGCTCACCATTTGGTAAGGTAATAAGTTTACTAGCAGAAAACCCTGTCTGTGCATTTCCTAAGATGTGCTTAGATACCTCAATGTCAGATTCAATATAGTTTAATGCAGCAAAGTATGAAGGCAATCCATAGATACCAATGTTAGGTCTGTATTCCTTAACATATAAAATCTGCTTACCTGTTGGTTGCTTAGGATTAAATGCAGCAATTACTTCAGGCTTTACCTTGTTATCCTTCCAATCTTCTTTATACCAATACTGCGTATTATCTTTATTTGTGCGCATCTTTGTGTAATCACAATGCCAAATTTCTGCAAGATTGCCTGATAAATCCCAAATGACTTCTAAAAATGAACCACCAAAGATTTCAATATCCAATGATACCTTTCTAGTTAAATCATTTAAAGATTCAACTCTATTTGCTTTGTCTATGAATGCCTGTGCATCAGGCTGACCTGACCAACCATTGCCTGTAATATAATGTACCTTACTTTTAATAATGGCACTATGCTTAGAAGACTTATTATATAAATCTACTATATATTCAGGATAGTCATTGTTTTCGCCATATTTAATATAACCGCCATCAATACCCTTTTTCTCTTTGAATTCAGGTTGTTTGGCTTCTGCGAATGTTAATACTCTTAAATCTATCATTGTCTAATTGTATAAGTGTCTGTTGTTGTATATTGGTTATATGTCAAGGTTGAACCTGAAAGCCACATAATCCCTGTTTCTAGCTTGTTTAAGCCTGTAATATCTAAATTGGTAGTACTAGCCTGTTCGTATATTTCGTATGTGTACTGACCTTCTAATGCGTTTTTAAACTTAGTATTTGTAACTATGCTAAACTGATTAAATCTGTCTTTGTATAAACTTGTATCTGCTGCGTTTAATATTACGAATTTAATGACATTATTACTACTCCTATTTGTTAACACAAATAAATAATTAGGGTTAGTCAATAACTGCTTTTCAGTTAATGTCATAACAATAGTATTAGTTTCGCCTTTAGTTAAATGTATCATCAATTATAAATAGCAATTATATAAATATTTACAAAATGAATCAGTAAAGGTAAAACTTGACTTATGTTCTAATAAAGCAAGTCAATAACTTTACTTTTTGACACATAAAAAACCCCCACCTTGTTTAAGGGTAGGGGAACTAAACTATGAAAAACTACAAACTTTTATCCTGCAGTTGTAAGTGCAGCAGCAACTGTGCTATTTACTTCAGGTGCTAATGCAGGTTCTGCACCTGTAAAAGTCAAAGTGTAACCACTTCTATCACCTTCAGCAGTACCTGATGTAGCATTACCTGCAGTCAAATCTAATGCTCTAGTTTTACCTAAGTAGAAAAACTTACCATTATTATCTTTTGCAACTGCTACAAGTCTATTCTGTGCCAATAACAAGATTTCATTTCTTGTATTTGCTTGTAGCTTATTTAAAATTATTGTTAATTCAGGTGTGAAAAACAAAGTACCATTTTGAACATTTGATGCCACATTCTCTGTAAACATTGATGTTCCTTTTGTTAATTCGTATTTATAGAATCTTTTACCTGTAGCCTTTACTAATGCAGTAATTACAC